TGGTTTTTTGCGCATGTAGTGGTTTTGTAGTGGTTTTACCTCCGAGCCGCTCACCATCAATTAAAGGAGGGGATGCCACCTCCTTTTGTTTACTGCTTACTGCGTTACACTGGGCTTTTGTTTTTCCATCAAAGCAGCGCTAAAGACATACGTCGCCGCAGCCGCAGCCGCCTTTGGCGCGGCCTCATTGCTGCCTCTTGATGCTTTGGACAATGCACAAAGCCGCTCATGTTCTCGCTCGATGCCCGCCTTTACTTTATCAATGGATTCTAGCGCCAAGAAAAAAACGTTTACATAGTCAGGCATGTTTTCGCGGAGAAAATACTCGGCAACAGACGGCCCGCCATTCGCTGCTGCGGTTGCGTTACTATCCAATTCAAAAGCTGCCATTGATAAGGCGCTCCGTGCTTTCGTGAGTTCCCCCAATGCTGTTTCCAGTCCATCAGAGATGTCAAACAATTTATCCATCTTGAGCCCTCCAATAAGTTATATTTCTTCCCCGAGCGGCTTGCTTCTGCGCTCGGGCTCCGATAATAGTAGCTTATACTATATTGCGCAATATTTCAATTAGCGCACTGCACAATATCATTGCGCAATATTTGTGAACAATTATCATTGCGCAATATTGATTTTCGGCGTATAATGTATATAAAATCGCAGGAAATAGCGTCTCATGAGACGCGCCCAACAATACGGAGGTCCTATGACAGTATCAAAAGCTCAAATGAAAGCCCAAAACTCATGGATTGCAAAAGCCTATGACCGCATCAATCTAACAGTGCCCAAAGGCAAAAAAGAAGAAATTCAGAAGCATGCGCATCTGCAAGGCGAAAGCGTAAACAAGTTCATAAACAGAGCCATTGACGAAACAATCACCAATGACCGCTCTGAGTAATGCAAAGCCCCGTGGCGCGTTTCAAATTAGCGCTGCTGGGCTTTGCGTTTTGTTCTTCTGAGCGGGCAATTTTCTGCTCCACCCCGCTTAAAGCCGCTCGGCTTTCCATTTTGCTGATTGTAATTTTCACGGTGCAGACGTAAAATTTCGCGTTTTAAGCCGCTTTTTTATCCGCTCCAAAAACAGGCGCTTATATTGCTCCCGTGCGCACACGCGTTAGATTCTTACCGCGCGCGACCCCCCGAGCAAAAAGCCATACGCGCTTGGAAGTACCGCCCCACACCGTTCCTCGCTCCGTTTTTCAGACGGCCCGAACACAGGGGGGGCATATCCTCGCGAAAGCGTTTAGCACTGAATTTTCCGCGGTTATCTGGCATCCAAGCCGCTCGGCCCGGCCTCAAATGTCGCCTGTTTCCACGTCCAGTGTGCAAACATGCTTGCAGCGCTTGCAATAAAACGAAACCCGTGATGCACCATCCTGCGCCCTGCATCGAATCCGCGCACCGCATATCGGGCAATTACTTTTCCCGTCCACGATTTTGAGTATCTCACAATTTCCTTGTGTTTTCAATGCTTTCACGTCTTTCTCACTCTATAATATACACAGTTTCAAGCCCAAAAAGCGGCGTTGTTTAACTGCTTTTTTATTGCCCTTTTACTGCTTGAGCCGGGCATTCGGCTCTAAATATTTAAGATATGTATACCGGCCAAAGCTATTTTCAATGCTGCTTGTGGATTCGATAATATACGCACCTGGCGGCGCAAGATTGGCGTATCTGTCATTTACGAATTCCGAGGTTTCCATTGGGCGCTTTAAGCCGCGCGAGGTTGTCCACGCTCGCGCCCCATCATGCACGCGCTCTTTCGTTAGATATTTCGAGAGGTTAGAAACAAATTCGACATCTATCTCCCCCTCTATGTCAACGCCGCCATAAGGCCAAAGCGCGCACAACTCTTGCAATAGGTCGCCGCTTGCTTTATTCAAAATCAAATGATGGTGCAGCCTGTGGTCGCCATGTTTGCCCTCAGTCACGTAAATATAAGACAGCGCATCCCCTTCCTGTTTTCTGTGGTACCTCACACGCTTTATAAACTGCCGTACATCATCCTTTGCAATTTTCTCGCTTGCTATATACCTCTTATCTGAGTATGTCAGCGTAACAAAATAGCAGCCATGCAGGAAATTGCAGCATATGAGCCGCTCAAGTTTCTTCCAAGACGCAATATCATTTAAGCGTTTCCGCGCCTCGCTACTACTTTTCGTTTTGATAGCTCGCTCCTGTTTCGTGTCCCTCGGAAACGCCTGACTATAGCAAACGACCTCTACAAGCGGCCCCGACTTGACCGTTTTCTTTTTCTTCGTTCTGCCCATTCTATTATTCCTCTCCGAGCGGCTGCGCTGCTTCACATGATGCAAGCCGCTCAAGCATGGCAGGAACGTTAATATAATACTTTCGCCCGCAATTTACATGCGGAATCGTACCGTTCTTAACGCCCTGTCGCAAATAATATTGTGATAGCCCTGTTGTGCGGCTTGTTTCCTGAATTGTCTGATACATTGATTTCTTATCCATTGTTTTCCTCCTCGAAAATAAAAAGAGGGGCTGATTCAAATACTCCACCACTCATTAAAGTGTGGTGAAGCATTTGAATCAGCCCCCCATAAATACAAGAATCACTAATCACTTGTTTTATGTGGCGCATTGTTTTGCTCTGGATAGTACTTCGCGCACCGGATACTATAACCGGACTGTTTGCTGATAGATTATATAACGCCATTTGTGGCAATCTGCTTATTTTGCGGTTGCTTTATGGCTTTTCTTGTATTATGCTATTTTGTGGGATGGATGTCAACACTTTTTTAAGGAGGTCTGAAAATTTGCCCGCAATCCGAGAAAAACATACAAAATCCGGGGTGCTTTTTTACGAAATAGGTGTTAGCCGCGGCCGAGGCATCCCTAAAGCCTATATGACGTTCTATCCGCATGAAGGATGGAGTGCCCGCACAACGCAGAGGGAATTAAATAAAGCCGCTCGGGACTTTGAAAAAGAAGTGCAAAGCGGAGCGGCTGTCCCCCGCAAAGAACGCAAAGCGTTAGAAATTGAGCGTCAAAGAGAAGCTGCCAAGGTGCAAACGCTTTTCGAGTATGGCGAAAAAGTGTTTATGCCAAACAAGACCGTAACTTTTAGTGAGAATTCGCGCACATGTTATCAGCAGTGCTTAAACAGCCGTATATATCCCGCGATAGGCAATCTAAAAATGCCGGACATTACACCAGCAAACATTTCTGCTCTACTTCTCTCTATCCAATCAGACGGAAAAGCCCACAGCACAGTTATTAAATACTACACTGTTCTACATTCTCTTTTTAAGATGGCGTATCTTGACGATACAATCACACGGAATCCAATGGACAAAGTGGAGCGGCCGAAGCCGCGAAAAGGCGAAATCCGTGGGGCCGCAGTAGATGCATTCACTGTCGAAGAAATTGTGCATATCAAAGATTGCTTGTCGAATGAGCCGCTCAAATGGCAAGCGCTTGTTTCTCTCCTTATTGACACAGGAATGCGCCGTGGCGAATGCTGCGCGCTCAGATGGTCAGATGTCAATTTTGCCGATGGTACAATAACGGTTGAAAAAAACCTTTGCTATACGCCACAAAAAGGCGTGTATCTCGATACCCCCAAAAACGGGAAATCAAGAGTAATTGATGTTTGCCCGGAGGTCATGCAGAAATTGCAGCTATTGCGCAAAGAGCAAATCAATAACTGCATACTTTCAGAGTTTGTTTTTACGCAAGAGAATAGTGGAGCCGTCATGCATCCACAAACGCCAACTGAATACCTGAAAGACTTCGGCAACAGATATGGAATAGCAAATCTACATCCGCACAAACTGCGTCATTCATTCGCTTCTATTGCAATCACAAACGGCGCAGACATTGCGTCAGTTTCGGAAAAGCTCGGCCACAGTGACAAGGCTGTCACTCTGCGCATGTATACACACGCAGATAAGGAGAGCATTAAACGAGCGGGAGATATTTTCCGAGCGGCTTTAAATGAAAAACGCGCCTAAACAACGAGCTGTGTAGTGGTTTTGGTAGTGGTTTCGAGAATGGGCAAAAGCCTCCCAGAAAATGAAAAATCCCTGTAGCCATTGTGGTTACAGGGATTTTTCTGGAGCTGCTACCCGGATTCGGACCGGGGACCTCATCCTTACCAAGGATGCGCTCTACCGACTGAGCTATAGCAGCATACAAAGCCCGCGGAGCTTTCGCCCCGCGGGTGGCGACCGAGAAGGGACTTGAACCCTCGACCTCTAGCGTGACAGGCTAGCGTTCTAACCGACTGAACTA